ATGACGGAGTTAAATCAAAAGGGGTGGCAGGAAGCATATAAAAAACAAATTGAATTAGCACACACGACAAATACTGCTGAACTTAAAGAAGCTGATGATATGGGAAAGGATATGAAGAAGAATTTACTTCTTCAGAGTTTATCCACAGAAGAAATAAAACAACAGGAAGCAGAAATTGAGGAATCTACGCTTCAGCAGAAACTTCAAGCAAATGAGAAGTATTTAAAGTCATACAAATTTTTTACGGATGAAATTGCAAATTTAAAAGATAAAGAGGGAAAAGGAGTTTATGGGAAAGAGGAAGATAAGGATACATTTGAATCTAAATCAACCAAAGATTTAGCAAAGATTGAAGAGGAAGTTCGTGGTAATCGTAGACAGTTAGGGATTGCAGATGCCGAAGAAACAAATCGGGCTAATGCGTTAGCAAGGGGTAACAGTTTAGAAGCTGCAAAGGAAAAGGTTGGAGATGCTCAGTGGGAATATGATAATCTTAAAAAGCTCAATGATTTAAAAATAGGTTTGAATTTAGCTACTCCTATAGAGGCTTTTGAAAGTGAACTTATATTACAAAAACAATTATTAAAAGCTAAAAGAGATGCTATAATTCTTGAACAAGGCCAACCTCAAACTGCGTCTAAACGTGCTCAATTAGCAAGTGATTTGATTAAGGTTAATAATGAGTTAAATGATTCTGAAAAAACTAAGTACGAATTAGTAAGACAGGGAATACAAACTGATGAAATCAAGCAAAAGAAGTTAGAAGCTCTTGTTTCAGCCGAGATTGCCTACAGTCAAATTGTTGGTGATCCTTCCCTCGTTGAATCTCTTAGTAAAAGATTAGAAATATCTAAATTGTCATTCGCTGCTGATATTGCGCAGAGGGAAAATTTGCCTGAATTGGCTGCAGCATATCGAAAAACTGCAGCTGCCTTGAGTGAATTAAATAGCGGTCCTGCTATATTTGTTGGTTTTAAAACTGCTTTGAGAGATATGACAAATGAAATTGGGTCTGCCACAAAGCAATGGACTGAATTGTTTAAAGGGGTGTTTGATGATTTAAAAACCAGCTTATCAAGCGGATTCGTTGATTTGTGGAAGGGAAATATTAATTTAGGAAAAGCTGGTGATTTGGACAATGTAAAGAAACAGCTTTCTTGGAATGACGCTGAACGGGAAAAGCTGGAATTACAGAAGAAAGACATTGAAAATAACGAGACTTTGGGTGAAGCAGAGAAGAAACAAGGTACTGCGGCAATAGATTTGAAACTTAAAGAACTTGATGCAAATAAGCAACTATTAGAAAAACAACAAGATGCGATAAATAATTCTAAAAGTGCTGCTGATTTGTTCCAAGGATTTCTCGACAAACTAACGCAGAAAATTGCTGATTTTCTGGCAAGTAGTATTGTCATGGAGTTCATAGCTTTCCTGTCTGGTAAATCATTTGGAAGTAGTGCTTTGGGGGGGTTGTTTGGACTTGGTACTTCGGCAACAGGAGGAGGGGATAAAGGAGGAGGAGGAACTGGTGGAATAGGAGGAATACTTGGAGCTGGTTCTAAAATTTATCAGTTATACAACAGGGTATCTGGTTGGTTTGGTGGGAGTCCTGAAATAGCTGATATGGGTGGATCTATAGCTGAGTGGGGTGGTGAAGGAACTGGAGCAGTAGAGGCTTTTAGTGGTGGTACTGGTGTAGAATTATCTGAAGTTGGTCTTTCTGCTTTAGAGGCATCAAGTGGGGCAACTTCTGCTGTTACCACTGTAGAATTATCGGAAGCTGGCCTTGCTGCTTTAGAGGCATCAAGTGGTGGGGCTGCTGCTGGTGCGGGTGGGGCTGCTGCTGGTACTCAATTAGGTGGCGCAGCATTGGTTGGTGCTTGGGGTGGATTTGCAGTAGGTGCCGCTACCGCTATGTATATGGCTTATCAGTCCATGACTCGTGATCTGGTGGGACCTGCTTTAAGACAAATGAAAGGTAGTGTTAGCAATCTCGCTGCCATTGGTGGGAACAGACCTGAAATGGCGAATGATGAAATGGGTCGTGGTGTGATGGACCTTTTCGGAAAAATGAGTGACCAAGAGAAGACAAGTTATATTGCAGAACAAATTAAAAACATGGAGCTTTACCGAGAAGATTCAAAACTTACTGAGGCTCAAATAAAGCAATTAATAACTAATTCTCTCGGTCCTATGAATCAAGAAGTTTTAAAAGCTGCTGAAGCATTTCAAACTTTAAATGATGTTTCCAGGTTTACAGAAGCAGGATTAAAACTCGATGCTAAAACTATAGCTGATTTAAAGACTCAATTTGCTGGAATGGATCAAAAGACTATTGAAAGTATTCCAAATCTTCAAGCCTACGGTCAAATTCTGGAACAGATGGGAATCAATTTTGGGACTTTCAATTCTGAAACTATCAATGCAGCAATTGTAACTGGTCAATTAAAAGATGCCATGCAGGATATGGCTACTGGAATGGATAAGGCTGATCCAACTGGTTTTGCTGAACTCTTAAATAAAATGAAGAATGAGTTGAGTGGAACAGGGTCAAGTTTACTTGGTTTAATTCCTAACCTATCAGACTTTTGGGTTATTTTGGAAAGAATTGGAATTACACTAAATCAATTACCTACAGACAAAACTGTTAATTTGGACTTAAATACAAACAAACCCACTTCTGGTGAAAACCCCAGCACTTTACATTCAGGAGGGTTTCTTGGTAAATTTCATGCTGGTGGATTTATTAAGTATCACCCGTTTGGGGGAGCTTTGAAATCTGACGAAGTTCCATTCATTGGTCAAAAGGGTGAATACGTTTTGAGCAAGAACGACGTAGAATTTATTAAGAAAGTAAAAGGTGGTGGAGTCGGTTCTACTGAAATAATTAATATGCCTGCTATATTGCCAAGGATTAATGTACTTGTTAACAATCAATCTGCTGCACAGGTTGCATCAGCTGGAGCGATTCGATATTCAGATGATGAATATATTATTGATGTTTTACTCAAAGATATACATTCAAATGGCAGATTGCGTAATGCTTTGAGTTTTGGATAAGGTGAAGAAATGGCAAATTTTCCGACATTAACTGAAGGTGGGGTAGGGGTTCCGCCAAATTACCCACTTGCTGAAGGTTACGATGATTCTGTAATAAGTTCTCCGTTTGAAGGCGGTTACGTTCAAACAAGAGCATTATGCACAAGATTAAAAAAGTTTTGGCAGGTAAGTTATTTGTATCTTTCAAGTACGAATAAAGACACCCTTGTAACTTTTTTTACTACAACTGTCAAGGGTTCAGCAGACTCATTTGTTTGGACAAATCCAATTGATTCAGCAAATTACACGGTGCGATTTAAACCAAAAAGTTTTGCTTGCACTCAAAATTTGTTTACTCGTTGGGATGTTCGATTTACTTTGGAACAAGTATGAAAAATATTTCTGCTACTCTTAGAATTGAAAAGAATAAACTTGCTTCCGCTTATCCTTGGGTCCCTTTATTCAAGTTTGCGTTTCCAAGTCCTGTTGGAAACATTTTCCTTGTTGGAAATAATGAAGACGTAACTTATCAAAGTCAGGCATACACAGCGTTTGATATTGATGTTGAATTACCTTCAGAGCAAACTTCTCCTAAAGTTCCTGAATGTACGATTAAAGCTGCAAATCAATCAACAGCTTTTGAAAACATGATCATTCTAACAAATGGTGGTGTTGATACCCTTGTAACGATTACTGTTATAAACACAAATAATTTAGGAGCTGATTATTCTCTTTTAACGTGGCAATTTTATATTTTGCAAACCACTTGTTCCAGTCAAGATGTTACAATGACTTGTAGTTTATACAGTCCAATGGATATGCGATTTCCCCCTGATAGGTATTTTGGAACTACTTGTAGATACAAATATTATAAAGGAGTAGAATGTAAATGGGGTGGAGGGCAAAGTTCTTGTGATAGAAGCATAACTACTTGTAGAACATACGGCAATCAAATTAATTTTGGTGGATTTCCTGGTATTCTTGATTCTAATATTGCTTTCCTTTTTTCGAGGAAAACCTAATGGGTAAAACTTTAACACAATTGGTTCAAGAAATTACTCGTTCAAATCAGTTGCAAGATTCGCAGGCTTTGCAAATTGCAAACTCTCAAACGTCTGCAGCTAATAATCCAAAAAGATTAGTTGGACAGTATGCTCTTTCTACTGCCTTATCTAAGGCTTTTAATGTTCAAGCTGGGAGTCCACGTTTTTCAATTCGCACGATGCCAGCTCTTCGTAAACGGCCTCTTCCCCCAAAAGAACAGCAGAACGCTCAGACTGCCAGTTGGAGCCCTATAACTGTTATGGAATCTGGTTTGACTATTCCCGTTGTTTATGGGACTGTCAAATTTAATGGTAATGTAATGTCTGGACACCTTGGAGGCGCAGCTGGGGGGCCAGACCCTAATGCTCAGACTTTAGCAGCTTTAATTTCAGTAGGGAAAGGACCGATTGATTCATTTACCGGAGTTACTTTAAATGGTGTTCAATTAGATTACGAGATTGGAACACAATTTGGTACTCCTGATTTAGCTCATTATGATTGTCGTTATGGATGGAACAGTCAGCCTCCTGCATCAAATTACAATGATGTTTACACTCATGTTCCCGTTGGTTCTCCTGTAACTGATTATCCTGTTTCGTATGGTGCTCCTGTAATATTTACCATAAATATGAATGGATTTGAAGATTTGTGGGTTTATGTAAAATTTCCAAATGGTTTGTATAATCAACCTAACTCAAGTGGTGATCTTGCGTATGAAAATTGTGAAATACTTGTTGAAATGCGGAAGCAAGGAGATGCCGCTTGGACTATCGTTTACAACTGGGATTATTTAGCTTCAAATAAACGAGGTATTTTTAGGACATACATAAGAGTGCCAAATGGTCAATATGGTAATTATTATAACCCACTTGATAACGCAGTTTACGAGGTTAGGGTAACAAAGGAAACTGTAAACAAAACTTCAAGTGATATTAAACCCGAGGGTGTAACGCTGACAGCCGAAAATACGATGGTAATTGAATACATCGTAGCTGGTGTACGTGATGATTTTACCTATCCAGGAATAGCGTATATTGAGTTGAGTGCTGTTTCAACGTCACTTTTAAGTGGTTCTTGTAACGTAGAATTGATTGTAAAGGGAAGAAAAGTTCGTGTTTACACAACCCCTTCTACATATTCTTTAATTTGGTCAGACAATCCTGCTTGGGTTTGTTTGGACGTTTTAACACAACCTGTTTGGTCTAATTCGTATTCTTGGCAAACTAATCATTGGGAACCTTCATCTTTCACTTTGGATCGAGAAGATGGAATTCCGGTTTCTCAAATTGATATTCAATCTTTTATAGATTGGGCTGCGCATTGTGATGGAGCTGTTACACCTCCGGCATACGATCCAACTGATACAAAAAGGTGTACGTTCAATGGTGTTTTTGACACGAGAGGCAGCCTTTGGGATGCAGCACAATCCATTGCGGAAAATGCAAGAGCATGGCTTGTTCCTCCAAGTGGAATTACGAAGTATAAAGTAATTCTTGATAAAGCCACAGCTGTTTCACAACTTTTCAATACAGGTAATATCAAAACTGGATCATTGAAGCAAACTTACACTTCAATGATTGATCGTGCCACGGAAATACAAGCAGACTTTTTAAATAAAGACAATAATTATAATTCTGAAACTTTGCACGTAGTTTATCCTGGGGCTACTGTATTTAAAGAGGATTCTATAGATCTTTTTGGAATAACAGTTCCTTCGCAAGCATGGCGTAGAGCTTCTCTATTTTTATACTACAATGCTTTAACTCCACTTGAAATAGAATTTGAAACTGGACAAGATGCTATAAATTGCGAGGTAGGGGACGTAATTGGTGTTCAGCATGAATTGCCTCAATGGGGATATGGGGGAAGAATAGTTTCAGCAAGTGCCAATTCAATTACACTTGATAGAAATGTAACTTTTGCTGTTCCTGCAAGTCAATTAATGATTAGAACTTCTGATGATTCTTTATATACTTATACAGTTTCAACTGGAGCTTCTCCTAATATTGTTCTTGGCACTTTTAGTCCTGTACCTTCACAATACGACCCCTTTGCATTTGGATCTCCTGGTTTAATTTATAAACCATTTAGAGTAGTTGGAAAAGAGAATTTAAGCATCCATGATTTTAAACTATCCTGTCAGGAATATAATTCCTCAGTTTACAATATAGATACTGGTGCTGCACCTGTTGCTACACCAAATTATTCCTCTTTAACTTCTGTTCCAAGTGTCACTTTAGACAAGTTGGATGAAATTTTAATTAAAAAACAAGACGGTTCAATTATAGATTGTATTGATGTTTACTTCACAAGACCTAACAACTCAATATATGCAAAAGCTGATATTTACTACAGATCAAAAGCAACATTAAGTGGTTCCTATGGGGATGCTTGGGCTTATGCTGGCGTTACCTTAGATGAAAAATTCCGAATTGAAAATGTTCTTGTAAATAAATATTACCAAGTAGCTGTTGTAACAAATAATACAGCAGGACAAAAAGCTACAATTGCTTCTTCTCCAATGAGTGAAGTTTACACTCTTGGAAAGGCAGATCCTCCTTCTAATGTGACGAATTTTCAGGCAAATCAAAATTTAAATATGTTGACATTCTCTTGGAATCATATCGAAGATGCTGATTTGTGGGGGTATGAAATTCGCCAAGGAGCTATTTATGCTTCTTCCACTTTGGTTATTGATTTACAATCTGCAAGTAGATATGATTGGCCGATTCCTTTAAATGGGACTTACCGTTTTTGGCTTGTGGCAATTGATACATCTGGAAATAAATCTGTAATTCCTGCAAGTTTAGATGTTACATTATCAGGTGTTGAAGACGGCCTGAATTTCCTTCTTGACACAGATTTGATGTATGATGGGACAATGGGGGGACCGGTCGGAACAAAATTTAATTATA